ATCCTTGAATTATTGAATCAGAGCGACCTAGAGGCGGCGTTACACCCGTAGGGCCGCTATGCGGCGCCGCCTCTAGGTCGCTCTGATTCAATAATTCAAGGATATGGCCTACGAATTGATAAGGACGTTGCAATGCTACACTCCGTTTGTTCATCACTCCTTCATAAGAGAGGCGCGACAAAAAGTTGGGAATGGGGGTTTGAGGGTACCCCCGGGGGGTGAAAGGGCCGCATGGAGCGAAGCGACCCTCCACGCAGTGGACAACCACACAAAACCAGATTCGGAATTCAATCTCAACTCGAAACTCCAAACGACCAACGACGACGGCCGACGTACTTGCCAAAGAGTTTGCGGGAACTTCAAACACGGAAACATGGAATCGTGAGTGCGCCCTACAGATCCCACAATACAAAAGAGGACTCCAGGTGGCCAAATCCTGCTCCTTGTTGCTTTTGGGTGACTTTAGCCAGACAGCGGTCGCTCTGACACTGGAGGGTCGTCACCACCCCCCGAGACATATGGTTCTGGGGCACACGAATCCGTTTTCAACGATTCTCTGTGGGGCGGCTGTGGGTGCACAAGGGAAAAGTGGGCGGGGTGCCCGGGTTAGTGCGTGGCGGGGCGGGGCGGGGCGGGGCGGGGCGGAGGCGCGCGCTACAGTTCAGGGTCCTTGGGGGGAGATTAGCCTTACTCGCCATCGTTGCCCTTCGGATGATCCGTCACCTCATTTGTGGTTTTGGTTTCAGCGGTTTGTGGGTTGTTTGTTTGGGGTTTTGTTTAGACCGCCGCGGCCTTCGCCGCCTGGCGTCCCTTAATCATCCGCTCACGGATGGCGGCCTTGGCCTCGTCCGACATGGCCGCGTAGCGCGCCTTGGCGGCCTGCGAGCGCTCCTCCTTGGTCATCTTGACCTTGGGGTCGCGCTTGGCCACAGGCTTGGGCTCCGCCGCAGCCAGAATCTCGGCCGCAGCCTTGACCGCGTCTGCGTGGTTGGCCTCCTCAGCCTGGCGGAGGGCCTCCTCAACCTCGGCCTCGGAGGGCATGACGGGCGCCACCACAACCACAGCGGGTGCGGCGGCGGCCTTGGCGGCCTTGGCGGCGATGGTTGCCGCGCGCTTGGCGACCATCTTGGCCTTGGCCTCCTCCGTCATCGGGCCCGTCTTGCGGCCCTTCTTCGGCTTGTCCGACTTCTCGGACTCAGCCTCAGACGGCGCCTCCGCCGTGGCCTCAGGCACAGGCGCAGCGGCGGGGGCGCCCCACAACTCGAGGAACAGACGCGCCTTCACGTCCTCGATTGTGTTGTAGCGCGCCTCAAGGTCCGCCCAGATGGCGTCCATGGCGGCATCCAGCTGCGCGTGCGTGCACGTGTTGGAAGACATTCTCGTAGGTAGAAGAGCAGGTAGAAGCGTGGAGAGCGTGTGAAGATTGCTTGGTGGTAGATGCTTGATGTGCCAGGGGCAATATGGATAGATTCTGGACCTCACGAATCCATTTTCAACGATTCTCCCCGTGGTCCACCCGCATCCAAAAACGGAAACGTGTGGAGCATCACTGGACTACCCTACGCTGACAAAATGCTTCCTCTCAACGCCGCCCTTCTCAGCACCCTCAACGCCCTCGGCCAGCACCCCAACCTGCAGTTCACGGACCCCAATGAGGAGGGATGGCGCACCATCACTCTCAGTTGGCCCGCGGGAGATGACGTTCCCGAGAAGATCTTCAAGTTCGAGATTTCGGTAGGCGACGAGCCGGGTGGCACGGTTGCATGTGTCCTTGAGCGCGTTGGTCTGACCTACAATTGGGGTGAGCGCTTCATGGCTCTCCTCTACAGCAACATTGACCAGTTGCCTGTGGACATCTATCTCCCGCCGGGTGACATGCCTCCGCTGGAGGATGTGCACATGAACGAGCAGGGTGAGATTGTCATTGATGAGGAGGCCGCAGACCCGCTCGATGACATCTACGCAGACATGCCGCCACTGGAGAACGGCGGGCTACACACGGTCGGGTAACTTATCGGCGACAACGAGTGGTAACACCACCTTCTCAACCTTCACCACACACGCATGAACCTCAGGGGTTCGGCACTTGACGCAGTAGACGCCACCGCACATACACTTGAACTCCAGGTGGCTCTTCTTTTTACACTGGGAGCACTTCATTGGATTCCTTCTTCTCTTGCGGGAACTTTCCGTTTCCAAAGACAATGAAGGTGGTCAAGTTCACCGTGGCTGTAGACCCCGACGTCAAGTACCCCGACCAAGAGTTCATTGACTTGATTCAAATCTACCTGGCCGACCCTGACGGATGGGAAGCGCATGGATACAGATTTGTCATGGTCAGTCACAGCCCAGACGTGGCAATACGGTTGTGTTCCCCTGCGACCCTTAACAAAGTTGGATGTGACTACCACCTGTCCTGTGCAGAACTGGGTGGTCGTCAGATGTGGTTGAACTCGTGGCGGTGGATGCACGGAGCCCATCGCAGTAAGCAGGATTTGGAGAACTATCGGCAGTATGTGGTGTCCCATGAGATTGGTCACATTCTAGGCCACGACCACCTTAAGTGCCCAGGCATTGGGGAGGCCGCGCCCATCATGATGCAGCAGACGCAAGGGTTGCACGGGTGTGCGCCCAACATCAAGATTACCGAGTGGGACGTGTCCGCGAAGCCCGTGCCGCGCGACGTCTAGTACGACGCCCGCTCTTGATAAACTGGGTTACTGTCGGGTTGTACGTGCGGGAATTTTCATTTGGCGGTGGCTCTGGCCTATCTGCCAACTGAGCCACAACGGAACCCACCTCCTCGGGGGTCAGCTGCGTGTATTCCTTCGCCATCTTCTCTTTGACGTCGATAGAACGTTTGGCAAACCATGCTGCCCTTTTATCCAGGCTCAATGCCAAATACGTTTTGAGGGTTGGACCGATAACTCCCCCCCGAAAGCGTCGCCTGAGCGTGCCCGCACGAGAAATCCGACGACGGCTTCGTCCCGCGTGAATGGGTACCTTGTGCCCAGCCTCTTTCATAAGTCTTTGATGTCTTTGTTCCTCAGTTTCTCCAGTCATATTAGGACCCATGACACGATCGGTCGCCTTGTCCAGCATGTGGAACTTTAACGCACGAAGTAACTGGCGACGCCGAGTATACTTCATTGTTCCTCCTCAAGAACTTTAGTTGCTGTACGCCAGGCCACCCATGCCGCTCATCACGCGGAACACGTTGTAGTTGACCGCATACAGGCGGAACACGAAGGGCGTATTCTTGGTCGGGAAGCGCGCACCCGCCGTGTTGATGGCGTCAAACACGAGGGTCGCCGTGTCGATGCGCGAGAAGTTGCAGCTGCCGCTGGGCTGGTGCTCCTCGGGCTGGAGGGCAAACGAGTAGACGTTGATGGGGTTGACGGTACCCTGCCTGACGGCGTCGTACGCAGCGGTAGCCGACGTATCGACAAACGCGTTGAGCAGAGGCATCGCGCCGCCCGTGTGGTGCTGGAACGGCTGGACCTTCCAGAAGTAGTCGCCGTAGCGCTCGTCGAAGCGGTCCTGGCCGTTGAGTTGGATACGGCAGCGGTCCACAATGTCGTCATACGCAAAGGGCTGCGTGTAGCCTCCAAAGGACTCCGTGGACGTAACCGTGGTCTGTCCACTGGCCGTGATGCTGTTTCCAGTGTAGAAGTCGGGGGGAAGACCCGACGGCAGAGAGCAGTCTAGGCGGCGCGCATCCTGGAACACCCACACCAACTCCTTGATGGGGTGGTTCAGCGTCAGGTCCAGGCGGGCCGTCTGGGACGTGATGGTCTGGGGCAGGGAGTACTGCAACTGCTCAATCAGGTACTCGTGCGAGTCCTGGGCAAAGCGGCGGCGCTCGTCCGTGTCCAGGTAGATGTAGTCAATGTAGATGGCCGCATCCTTCGGGGGAGGCAGGGCCGCCGCGGCAGCCGAGATGCTCGGCCAGTTGATACCCGTGGTCTCCGACGGTCCAACGGTGTTGTACCGGTTGTACGTCGTCACAAGGTCCGTCGCCTTGCGGAACCACACGTTGAAGTGGACATCGTGGTACTGAAGAGCGATGAGGGGCAGGGCAAGACCCGGGTTGCGGTTGAACCAGAAGCCGAAGGGGATGTAGAGCACCTGCGGACGGCCGTTGCACGTGACCAGCGTGGTCCTGGTACCACCAGTAGGGCCACCGAGCAGTTGGTCCGCCTTGCTGACCTGGTTCACCGAGGCCGTCAGGCACTCCCACAAATACCACCACTCGCCGTAGTGACGGTCAATGACCTGTCCGCCAATCTCCACCTCAATCTTCTCGAGGAGGAGGTAGCCGAGGCGGCGCATACCACCAGGGGTCCAGTAGACGTCCTTGCCGGCACCCGTCACAGTCGCCCTCGTGTCGGGCAGCGTCACCTCCAGGTAGGTACGGTAGATAAGGTCAGCGTTGCGGTTCACGATGGCCACCACGCGCTGGCCATACTGGGCCGTGCCCGTGAAGTTGACACGCATGGCCTCCATGGCGAAATTGGTGTGACGCTTGTACATGACCTTCCAGAAGGTGATGTGGGGGTTGCCCGTGATGTAGGCATCCTGTGCTCC